CCCACACCCCGATTTTAAAAATAAAAAAAGGCTGGAAATAATGAACCTCAGCAAGGAAATGATTCAATACAAAAAAGAAATAGAAGAAAAATATGGAAGCGAAATATTAAAAAATAAAAATTGGTTGGACTTCCTGCAGGTAGATCAATTAAGAAACACACAATGTCCTAAAAAAATATTAGCTGAGAAAATCATTGACCCACACAGCTACGACCAAGTTGACAATACCCTAATATATAATTCATGTAAACATACAATATTTGCTGCAGCAAAAAGGCAAATGAAAATGGCACCGACACCTGACCCTATTGTAGCAGATGAATTTCTAGAATACGCCAAAGCTATAATAGATAAAGAATTAGGACATTACCTCACACACTTCGGGTACTCATACGAAGATTGGTACAAACATCTCAACACAGAAAAACAAGCAAAAATAGACATGTATGTACAATACTTAAATGGGGACGCTACCTTAACACCACAACAAGTAAGAGAGTGCAAAAATATATGTTATGAAGGAATTTGCAAAATCGAACTGCAAGGAAAAAATGGGAAACCAAGAATGGTATGTTCGATACCCCTTAGAACAAAATTCGTAACTGGACCTGTAACATGGAAGTTAGAAGAGGTTCTAGGTAAACACTTAAACGGGTATTGTGGAGGTATGAATATAAAACAAATGTCTGATAAAATAAACAACTATATACAACAAGGATTCACAAAAGTGGTTGAAGGTGACGGATCTGCATTTGACAACACACAGGACATAACGTTAAAAAGGGTGGACCACTACTTATATGAACGAGTAGAGCATTCAATATATCATACCTCAAAACAGCAATTCCACGACATAACACATGAACCATACAAAACCATGGATGTCACTTACATACAAAACAAAAAACGTCGTAGATTATTCAGTTACAAGATATTGGGGACAGTATTTTCGGGGGATTGTGATACAACCCTGTGTAACACCATGAGGATGGCACTATACAACCGATTTGTAAATGATAAGTATGGTTTAAAATATGGCAAGGATTACATAGTATTCTCAAAAGGTGATGATTTTACGGTACTGTATAAACCATACATAACAGACCAAATGATACAAGAGATCTATTACAGATACTTCATAAAATCTAATGATAGTGTATCTGATCCTAATACTGATATATTTGGTCTAGGTCAGGTATTAAAAATGTTAAATATTGGTGACATAACAACTTTTTCATTCTGCTCACTTAGATCGTGGAAAATAGCTGAAGATAAAATAATATTAACTAGAGATCCCAAAAAATTTTTCAATCTAGCATTATTCTCTAGAAAAATCAAATCATACACCCCAATCCAGCGAATTAAGTATTACTTGGAGCAATCTATGTCATTAAGAGCTGTGTACTCAGGCTTAGAAGTTTTTGACATCATGGCAGATGCATATGACTTCTATGCATACCGTGAAGCTAGTGAATTAATACAAAATAAGAAAAATTACCAAAAATATAAAAAATATTTAAAATCGGTGCAATTAAATGGTAATGCTGAGGATATCTTAATTCACTTAGCTTATAAACACCAAGAAAAACAAAAAATCTCCAAGAAAATATTCACAGGGAAATTGGAATACAATTCATTTGAGGCACAATTATATGATATTAGAAGGAAAATGCATTACAAAAAGATAGGAAAAAATTATTGGGAAACCATGAAGAACTTATTTTTAAAAAATTGTAATTACAATTTAACACCTGAACAACAAAAATTTTGTAATCAACAGATTGAGAAGGAAATTTCATTCGAACAGTTCAAATCTACATTGGGCCTTAATTTAAAAAGCGATTTATGGCAAAAAAGAAAACTGTTCTTAAAAAAATTAAGAATGTTAGGAAAAACATCGCCAAAAATAGGCGTCGTATCAAAAACACACGCAAACTATTAAATCGAGTGAGAAGGAGAAGAAGGGGAGGATTACCAATAGCTAGAACAAAAGCCTTTTCCAAAGAATTCAGAATCCTCTCTCAGGATGGTAACTCCGTAAAAGTTCAGGGTCGTGACCTAATCTATAAAATACCAGAAACCATGACAGAGCTTGAATTACTATCTAGGGTTATAACTGTCATACCGTCAAATCCGTGCTACTGGACTGGTACAAGAGTATCCGCATTAGCTCAAGGTTATCAAAACTATAGACCATTGCGTTTTAATGTCCATTATGTGCCACAATGTGCTGCAACGCAACAAGGTAATGTATTGGCTGGAACACTATGGAACCAAGCACCAACTAATGAAAACCTCCAACAAACCTTGAGAACATCAAATGGAGGTATGCTAACCCAGGCATTTAAACCGGCTAGTTCAAGGGTCAGACTCAAAACGAACCTACAATTTAACTTATACAGATCAGCAGGGCAATTTGACCAAGAAAGTAACCCTTTCATATTCTTAGCAATAGCACTAGGATGTACCAA